GGTGTCGCCCGACGACCCCGAGCTCGTGCGGGTGAACGAATTCGAGTTCCCGATCGTGCAAGCGCTCATGGTCGCCGCCGCCATCGTCACCGAGTCGATACCGGGCATTCAAACGGCTTTCACGATTGCCAATAGCGTATTGCTCGCGCGGGCGAAGAAAGTCGCCGAGACCGCGACCGAGCCCGAGGCGACGGCGAGCGATGCCCCGCCGCCGGGCGCGAAGGAGGAAGCCCCGGCCCAATGAACGGCGACGCGCGGGCTCATCGACGCAATCGCGGCGCGGTGATGCTCGCGCGCGTCGGCGAAACGCAAGCCAAGATCGCCAAGCGTTTGAAGATCACACGCGAGGAGGTCGCCTATTTCGAGTCGGGCGCACGCAAGCCGGGCAAGGTGAACCGAGCCCAGTTGCAAGCGGAGTACAAGATCCCCGCGACCGCATGGGATGAAGATCCCGAGCCGCCGACTTTCTCGATGATCGCGATCGACGACAGTGTCGCGGGGCACGTCGGGCGACTTCAAAAGTCGATCCACCAGTTGCACGAGACCGCGCTCACCGACGAAACGCTCACGATGCGCGAGCGGATGACACTGATCGCATCGGCGATCGACGCGACGACGCGGCTCGCGAAGCTCACCGAGGGTGCATCGATCAGCCAAACGAAGCTCCTGCGGATGCCCGTCATGCGGCGGCTCATCGAGGAGATCTCGAAAGCGCTCGAGCCGTGGCCCGACGCGATGCGCGCCGTCGGCGAAGCGCTCAAGGTGCCAATCGATGACGACATCGATCAAGAAACGGATCGCGAAATATAGGGCAAGCCGGCGGGGCGTCACCGTTGCCGAGTTCGTCGGCGATGCGCTCATCACGCGCGCGCACGAGCTCGCGCCGCAAGCCGAAGCGGGCGCGTCGTCGTCGGTGCTTCTTTGGCCGTCGCCGGTCTACCAAGCCGATCCCGTCGGCTTTTCGCGCGACATTCTCGGTATCGATCCGGCCGTCCATCAAGCGGCGATCGCCGACGATGTGCGCGATAACAAAAAGGTCGCGGTCGTATCCGGTCACAAGATCGGCAAGTCGTTCATCATGGCGTGGCTCGCGCTTTGGTTTTACTGCTCGTTCCCCGACGCGCGCTCGATCTTCACCTCGACGACCGATCGGCAAGTAAACAAGATCCTTTGGCGCGAGCTTCGAAAGCTGCTCGCGTTTTGCGGGTGGTGTCTCGCGTGCAAGCGCTCCGATCCTCACAACTACCGCCGCACGATCCCGCGCCCATGTCCTCACTCGGCGATCATCGACTACGTCGGCACAATCCCCGAGCTCGCGCGCACCGGCATCCATTCGACCGACCTTCGCGAGATCGTCGGCTTCACCGCGCGCGAAGCGGAAGCCGTCGCCGGCATCTCGGGCGCGAACCTGCTCTATCTCGCCGACGAAGCCTCGGGCATCCCCGAGCAGATCTATACCGCGATCCGCGGCAACTTGATGGGCGGCGGCCGGATCCTCATGTGCTCGAACGGCACGCAAGTCGAGGGGTTCTTCTTCGAGGCTTTCGACAAAACGAAGGTCGACGCATCGGGCAAACCGATTTGGAAAACTCACCAGATCTCGAGCGAGACCGTCGCCGAGCTCGGGATCCCGGGGCTCGCGTCGCGCGACGAGATCGAAGAAGTGCGGCGCGAATATGGCGAGGATTCGGCGTTCTTCATCGTGCGCGTCAAGGGCGGCTTTCCGATCGGCGAAACCGGCAAGGTCATCACGCTCAAGCTCATCGAGGACGCTCAAGCTCGTTGGGACGAGACGCCCGCCGACGGCGTGTTTTGCATCGGCGTCGATCCCGCCGGCGAGAGTGGCACCGGCGACGAGTCGGTCTTCGCTCGGCGTCGCGGTCTCAAGATCACGAACCTACACGCGCGCCGCGGGCTCACCGCCGAGGGGCACCTCGTCGAAGTGCTCGGGATCATCGCCGACGAGAAGGAGCCGAAGGAGGTGCCCTACGTCATCGTCGATCGCGACGGCGAGATCGGCGCGCGCGTTTACGCGCAGCTCGCCGGGTACCTCGAGACGCACGAGCACGCGTTCATGCTCGTCGGCGTGCGCGGAAGCATGCGACGGCTGAGCGACAAATACCGGCTTTACGACACCGTGCGCGATGAGCTTTGGGGTAATTGCCGCGATTGGCTGAAATCGGGCGGCGCGATCCCGAGCGATGCGCGGCTCGCGAAGGAGCTGCACGCGCCCGACGGTAGCCCCGACGCGGATAACAAAACCAAAATCACGCCGAAGCCCAAACTTCGCGAGAAGCTCGGGCACTCGCCCGACCGTGCCGACGCGGTGTGTCTTGCCGTTTGGGAAAAGGGTTTCCCCCTGAATCCTTCCGAAGAATCGAAGCCCGGCGAGCCGATGCCCGAGCCCGAGGAATCGCGCGAAATTGGGCTCGATCCTTACGCGGGTGTCGATTGGACACGCGGCGGCTGATCGTTTTGTAACTTTGTAACACCCGGGGGGGGCGTGTCATCGGTCGCGGTGTGGCGAACTTCCGCGAGATTATAAACGCCCTCCTCGGCGTTTCCGCGTACACCCCGCCACTACCCAACGCGGGGCCGTCGCTCGATGACAAGCAAGTTATCGAGACGCGCGAGAGCATGGGCGGGCAGCTCGCTCCGCCGCCGATCACACAGCCCCGTTGGTACCGCGCCGATCTCGAGAGCGCGCTTTACCTCGCCGACTCGGGCGATATCTCGAAAGCCGCGCAACTTTGGCGCGCGATCCAAACGGACGGCGTAGCGGCGGGCGTCATGGGCACGCTCACGGGCGGCATCGCGCGGCTCAAAAAGAAATACCGCGGCAAGGACGAGATCGTCGAAGAGCTGCAACGCGGTTACGGCTCGGTGCGCTCGGTCTTCGACGAGATGAATCCACCCGCCGAGATCGCGCGATTCGCGGCCGACGGTGTCGCGCTCGGCGTCGCGATCTGCGAGCTCGTGCCCGTACCCGGCCGCGACTTCCCCGTGCTCGTGCGGCTCGATCCGTCGTACCTCTACTACCTTTGGTCGGAGAACCGTTGGTACTACCGATCGGTCGCGGGCAATCTTCCGATCACGCCCGGCGATGGACGTTGGGTGCTTCACATACCCGGCGGCCGCGTCGCCCCGTGGCAGCAAGGCAAGTGGCCCGCACTCGGTCGCGCGTTCATTCGCAAGTCGCACGCCGACCTCCATAAAGACAATTGGGAAGCGAAGCTCGCCAACGCGGCGCGCGTCGCGGTCTCGCCGCAAGGTGCGGGCGAAGCGCAAAAGCAAGCATGGTGGCGGGCCGTGATGGCTTGGGGCGTCAACACCGTTTTCGGTGTAACCCCGGGCTACGACGTCAAGCTCGTCGAGAGCAACGGGCGCGGGCACGAGAGCTTTGAGAGCTCGATGGATCGATCGGATCGCGAAACGATCATCGCGATCGCCGGGCAGATCGTCACGACCGAGGGCGGCACCGGCTTCGTCAATGGCGACCTTTACAAATCGGTGCGCGCCGACGTGATCGTCGAAGTCGCCGAAAGTGTCGCTTTCACGATCAACACCCAAGTCCTTCCGACGTGGATCATGAACCGATACGGGATCGAAGCGCTCGTCGGCGGCGGTGCGATCTATGAGTACGACGTCGATCCGCCGAAGGAGCTTGCTCAAGTTGCCGCGTCGATGACGGCAACGGGCGCGGCGATCCGTGTGCTCGATCAATCGCTCGCGCCGCACAATATGCAAGCCGACGCGAAAGAGATCGTCGCGCGCGCGGGGATCCCCGCGGTGCCCGGTGCCGCCGAGCTCGTCGCCGAGGGTGACGCCGGCGGCGGCGGCGGCGGCGGCGGGGCCGATGCCGACAAGCTTGCGAGCTCGGCAACGTCGAGCGCCGTGAGCGCGGGCACCAAAGCGCCGAAGGTCGACGACGACGAGAGCGAGGAGGCAGCTTGAACCGCGCGAAGTTCACCGCGACGGGGCTGCTCGCGATCAACCCGTCGGCGCTCGGGATCGAGTTCATGATTTGCTCGCCGCTCGAGCGCACGGTGCGCGAGCTCGGCACGGTCGCGGTCGTCGACGTCTTCGGGCCGCTCGAGCACCACGCGGGCGGCGGCTTCGATTGCTACGACGCGATCAAGGAGCGCGCGCGCGCCGCTCTCGCGGGCAGCTCGAGCGCCGTGATCCTGAACTTCGATTCGCCCGGCGGGCTCGTCTCGGGTGTGTACGAAACGAGCCGCGAGCTTCGAGCCATGGCGGCCGCCGCCGGCAAGCCGCTCATTTCGTATGCAAGCGGCGAGTGCTCATCGGCTGCATACGCTCTCGCGTGCGCGGGCTCGCGGATCTTCGTGCCCGTCGGCGCGACCATGGGGTCGATCGGCGTCATCGCGCTCGCCCTCGATACGACCGCGGCCGATCGCGCTATGGGCATGCGCTTCGAGGCGATCTCGAGCGGCCGCCGTAAGACCGACGGCAACCCGCACGTCGCAATCACCGACGAGTCACGCGCGGCGATGCAAGCGACGGTCGACGCGCAAGCGGGCGTTTTCTTCGACCTCGTCGCCGAAGCGCGCGGGATGAGCGCCGACGCGGTGCGCGGCTTTCAAGCGGGGATCTTCGTTGGCGCGCAAGCCGTCGAGATCGGTCTCGCCGACGAGCTCGCCGCGAATCTGCCCGAGCTCGCCGCGCAAGTGAGCGCGGGAACGTTGTCCACATCGACGAATGAATCACCGGCCCTAGGGGCCATGACGGAGGGCCGTGCCATGGGAATGAAGGAAATCCGCAAAGCATTGGGTGAAGCCGCGGCCGGCGACGGCGACGACGCGAAGAAAGCCCGCGCGGCTCTCGCCGCTCTCGACGGCGACGGCGACGAGAAGAAAGACGACGAAGCTCGCGCCGAGGGCGAGACCGACGACGAGAAGAAGAAGAAAGAAGACGAGGAGGCGAAAGCCAAAGCGGAAGCGGAAGCGGCCGCGAAAGCCAAAGCCGAAGACGACACGGCGAAAGCCAAAGCCGCCGCCGACGAGGAAGCCAAAGCGAAAGCCTCGTCGTCGAACGTCATCGACCTCGCCACCCGTTTGCAAACGCTCGAAGCCGAGCGCGCCGCCGAGCGCGAAGCCGTCGAGCGCGCGGCTCTCTTCGCATCGCGCCCCGACCTCTTGCCCGAGGTGCGCAAGGTCTTCGAGGCGATGCCGATCGAGCAAGTGCGGCACGCGATGAAGAATCTACCGAAAGGGCCGCTCGTCGCGAAGTCGCTCGCCGCCGCCGCCCAACCCGACGTGCGCCCGACGATCCCCGCGGGCTACGCCGCGCCCGTGGTCGCGCGAAGCGAAGCCGAGCAGCTCGCGATCGCGATGGGCGTCGCGAAACCCGACGTGACGAACGCGATCACCTTCGACGGTGTGACGCAATCGGTATCGGCGCTCACCCGCGAGGAAGCGATCACGTTCCTCGCCGCGCGCTCGAAAGCCGCGGCCGCGAAGTAAGCGCGCGCGCGTAACCCAACGGCACCCGAAGGAAAGGGGAAACACGATCATGAGTGCTCTTCAATCGCAACGCTCGAATCAGCCCGAGAAGTGGACGCGGAAACAGTTCACGCTCGCACCGACCGCCGTCGCTTGGAAGGGCGGCGCCGCTTGCCTTTCGCTTACCGGCGGCACGGCACCCGGCAAGGTAGTTCCCGCGGCAACGGCGGCGACGCTGCTCTACATCGGCACATTCGCCGAGAACAAAGCGGCGAGCGCGACGGATCAACTCGTCGACGTCGACCTCGGCAACGAGATCGAGGTGCGTTGGTATGTCAACGGCGGCGGCAGTCTCGCGGCGGCCGACGTCGGCGCGCTTTGCTACTTCGACGACGATCAAACGGTCAATAAGACCGTCACCGGGCGATCGGTCGCCGGCCGCGTTTGGGCGGTCGATGCAACGAAGGGCGTCGCCGTCGAGAAGCAAACCTAGATCGGCGGATTGACGCCCAACCCTTGATCGCAACGGCGACCGATACCGCAAGGAGATTTGCCCCATGCTCACCCCCGAATTTGTAATGAACCTCGAATCGAACATGCGGCAGATCGTCGAAAACGACTACGCCGCGGTAGCAAAAGATCTTTGGTGGTCTGACGTTGCGCGCAAGCATCCGAGCGGAAGCAAGCGCGAGATCATCCATTGGCTCCTCTCGACCGCGACGCTCGAAGATCAAGGGCTCGGCGGCAACATCGCTTTTGACGAGATCGAAGCGACTTACATGGAAGTGACGAACAAGTTTGCCGGCAAGGGCTTGAAGGTGCCGCGCGCCGAGCTCGAGGATCTCGACGGCAACGGCGTGCGCGGCGCCGCGAAATGGTCGAGCGACATCGCGCAAGCGTTTGCCTATTGGCCACAAATCCAAGTGTCGTACGCTCTCAATAACGGGCACACCGCGGCACTCGTGCCGACGTACGACGGCAAAGCGCTTTTTGCGACCGATCACCCGATCAATCCCGTCGACCGCTCGAGCGGCATCGTCTTCGCGAATTACTTCACGGGTGCCGCGGCGGGCTTGTATCCGGGTGCGCTTCCGATTGACGAGAGCGTGTCGGCCGAAGTCGCGCTCCAAAATCTCTCGAAGCTCTTCGGATACATGGCGGGCATCCCGCAAGCCAACGGGCGTTACCCGCGGCGGCTTCGACCGATGGCAATCCTCTGCCCGCCGCGTCTCGCGCCGCGCGTCACGCTGCTCACCGATGCGAAGTTCATCGCGATGGCGGCTTCGACGGGCGGCGGCTCGGCGGATGTCGAGGGGCTGATCTCGATGCTCGGTTATGGCAAGCCGATCGTATGCGACGAGCTCGCGACGCCTTTCGGCGGAAACGATACGACTTACTACGTCGTATTTGGCCCGCTCGGCAAGTTGCGATCGCAACTCGGCGCGGTCCTCTACGTCGAGCGCGAGCCCTTCTCGGTCATCTATCACGGCCCGATGACGAGCTCGGAGCTCGCGCGCATGGACGTCCTTCAATGGACGAGCCGCGGTCGTAACGTCACCGCGGGCGGGCACCCATACGAGATCGTCAAGGTCCGATCGACGTGATGGTGCAACGGCGGCACCGGCCCCGGTAGGACGCGACATCGCGAGCCCCGGGGTCGGCCGTTGGAAAGGGTGATCAAAATGCCTCTCACGCAACCCGAGATCGACGACGTTTTGGCGAAAGCGGCGGCCTACCAACAAAGCAAAGCCTTGAGCGATGAAGCGGCCGCGATCGCGACGACCGCGAGCGCACGCGGATACGAGGCAAGCCAAGCGTGGGACGCCGTCATCAATGACGGAGAAACCGACGCGACGAAGCTAGCGACGCTCCTGCAAGCCGTGGTCGATTCCGGACAAGCGTCGAACGAGAAGCAAGCAACGTCGCAAGCGGCGTCCGCCGCTACCGGGCAAGCGCACAGCGCTATGAGCAACGCGATCTACAACCTGATCAATCCGCCGCCGCCGCTCGACGAGTAAACCTCATGGCTGATTTCACGTTCCTCGACGTCGCCGGCTTCAAGTCACGGACGATCATGCCCGCGGCCGACGTCGATGCCATCGAGAGCGCCGAGCCCGGGTGGATCCTCCAGCAACTTGCCGACGGCTCGGCGGCGATGATCACGCGGCTCGATAAGCGCTACGGGCCATGGGTTCTACCGTATCCCGTGGCGATCCTTCGTTGGCTCACCGTGCTCGTCACCGTGCGTTGCTATTACAAGCGCGGCGTCAACCCGAGCGACGCTCAATTCGAGCTCGTCAAGGACGAAGCCGCCGAAGCGAAAGCCGAGCTCAAGGAAGCCGCCGACAGTGAGGTCGGGCTTTTCGAGCTTCCGCGTCGGCAAGACACGACCGACGCGGGGATCGTCAAGGGCGGCCCGTTCGTGCACGCCGAAGCGAGCCCGTATGAATGGGCCGACGAGCAGATCGCGACGGTGGACCGTGGTTGATAACACCGGCGGCTTCGCTGCTCTCGACAAGCACATCGCGCGCGTCGAAGGAGTGCCCGGCGTCGCGAAGCGCATCGCGCCCGATGTCTCGAAGGACGTGCACCGGATCATCGTCAAGAATATCGCCGCCGGCATCGGCCCTGACGGTGTGCAATGGAAGCCAACGAAGGAGGGCGGGGCCCCGCTTCGAAACGCCGCTCGAGCGCTCACCGTGAGCGCGGTCGAAGCGTTTATCGTCATGATGCTCGAGGGCCCCGAGGCGAAACATCACAAGGGCAACGCTCGCGGGCGCATCAAGCGGCTCATCCTTCCGACGCGCGCGACCGTGCAACCCTTTCGCGAGCTCGCGCGCAAAGCGTTCAGCGCGGCGATGAGCGGGGGCAAAAATGGCTGATACCCTCGCGCTCGAGAAAGTCTTCGCCGACGTGCGAACGGATTTCGCCGCGCAAGCGAAGGACACCGTTTTCGCGTTTGGCGTCGTCGAGCGGTCGAAGCAACTGAACCAAGGGCCCGGCCGCGCGAATCGAATCGTGGTGCACCCGGGCACCTATCCCGATGGCAACGTCGGCCGCGTCGACGCGCCGAAGTGGCCCGGCCGCGATCCTCGTCGGCCGCTGCACACGCTGCACGAGCTCTTCACCGTGCTCACTTGGGCTTACGACGCGACCTACCCCGACGATCCCTTCGTGCAGTGGAAAGCCGCGCGACTGCTCTTCGACGACTTCGTCGCCGCGCTCTACCGCTCGTCACACGGCACCTATGCATTTGTCAGCGCTCGATGGTCGCACGCGAAGGAGCGCAACGAGCGGCGCTTCGGCAACGAGATCGAGAGCGTTTGGACCGTTCAATCGATGATCCCCGACTTTGAAAAGGTCGCGGTTCAACCCGTCAAGCCCGACATCACCACCACCCTCGAAGGGGGATCGCCATGACACTTCCGCGCGTCACGATCACCGAGCTCACCCGAGCTCTTGGAGCTTTGCCGCCGTCGACGAACTTGCCTATGGCAATCATCGCGCCCGCCGACGATGGTCCGCTCAATACCCCTGGCGCT